ATTAGCTATATTTTATAAAGGGATTTACGATTTACCCTACTGTAATTATATCCCCATTATGGGATACAGTAAAGCCATTTTACATTTCCTTGTGTGGATAGCTTTTATGTACGAGCATTTGACGGGATTTCCATACCCCTTTTCAAATCAGCAAACATTAAGGTTATTTTTTCCTTGCGTTCTTTTTCTTCCTGCTCAAGTTTTGCACGTTCTTCAGGACTCATTGCTAGGAGTCTTTTCTTTTCTTCTTCACTTTCTGCTATCGCTTTTTCTGCTTGCTTCTTGAGGTTGTAAGTACGCATAGCTTCCTTGTCCATTACAGTCCTGACAATAAAAGCCTTGTTTAAGGTTTCGTATGTCCAGCCACCACTTTCATCTCTGATAGGAATGAGTTGCTGTTCTGACTTCAAGATCGCTTTAGCTTGTGCTTCATCTACTGTAATGTCTCCGTTGGTTAAAATAAACTTAATGAAAATCATAAATTATAAATCATCTTGTACTTGATATTTGCTTGGTGTAACAGTACGACCTTTGTTCCACTCTTTCTTGTTTCTAAACCATTTAGCAAGTCTTAACTTTGCTTCAAATGTTTTTTCAGTCTGCCACCTTTGCTTCTTTCCTGAATGAGTCATCTCAGTCCAGTACTCTCTGAATGCAATAAGTTCTTCAGCGATTATAGCAGGAGCTATCTCATATTTCGCAGAGAAGAAAGACACAACTTCTAGGAACTTTGCCTTATCTTCTTTCATTGCTTTGAAGAACTCACCAGAATCAACTTTGACCTTTTCAGGAACTTCAGGTGTTTTTGGTTCTTCAACAACAGCAACTTCAGTCTCTGAGGGATTTTCCACTGTAGAAGTAATAATACTATTATCTTTACTTAATTGTGTATTATCTTTATTACTTATGCAGTGGATTTTCCCTTGTGGGGATTTTCCCCCTGAGGGATTTTCCACTTTGGGGAATTGTAGGAAGTAATCAACCTTACCTGATTGCTCACGCTTCCTTATTAAATACCCAATTTCTTCAAGTTCAACAAGTGCTGACTTGATTGCGTCTACTCCGTCTTTTGTTTCTTCAACTATTCTTTCACTTGAGAACTCATAGTCTTCAGGTTTACTTTGAATGTAAGACCAAAGACCTTTAGCTTTGAATGTGATAGCTGGATCACATAACAACTCGTTCGGTACTTGTGCAAACGGTACACCTAATTTTGTTATTTTCATTGTGTATGAAATTAAAATGCTGTGTGTTGGAAGCTACCGGAAGAAAGAATAAATCTTTCAACAAGCCAACCTGTAAATCGTGTAAACAGGCGGTAACTTCCGACACACAACATACGATTTTAATAATGGACTTGGCTTGTCCTATTTAATTATAGCTTTCTTTGTAAGAAAGTACCTGTGGATTACGTCCTATGAAATATAAGGGCATTGAAATAACCTGTTTTAGTTACCTCATCTTCAACCAAAAGAATAAGAGGACAAACTGAGGAGTTGTCATCTTCTAGTACTTCATAGTCTACCAGCAAATCCATAATAGACTCAGCTTTGTTTGTGAGGTCGTATTTTCGCTTTGTAGGGGCTGAAACGTGCAAAATGATAAAGAGTGTGTCTGATAGCTTTAGTCTCGGTGTAGCCCCTAAATTGAGAGCTTGGTAGGCAACTGAGTGCCAGTCGTGGAAGTTCTTTGACGAGACGATAACTGACCGTCCTAGAGATTTTATGAAAAAGGCTCGCTTACTGTTTTTTTTACTGGGTACATTTCCCTCCACTTTTACCGTTAGCAACATTGAACTTGGCAGTTCTATAACAACTCCATTGCCAACCTCTACCTTGTGAGATTTCACTGGCGATAAACTTGATTGAAAAATCTGCGTCTGTGGCTTGTTCATACGTTATATTTTTGTGAGCTGGTAAATGTATCTGAGCTAGACCGAAACTTAGCTCTCTGTCTCCTTTCTTAACTCCGATTTCAGGACGGTCTCTGTCGTAAACACAGTAACTTTGTAGCTTTTCGTCCCACTTTCCTGCGTTTTCTAGTGTGATGAGTTCTGTTATCAACTCAGCAGACACACTAAACTCGCTGGAGTATTTTTTTACAAGCTCCTGATGAGTCAAAACTTTAGGCACTTCAGGTATTAGGATTTCCCTAACAACTGGTATTTCTTGTGCAGTGCTTTTGATATTTCCTAAAATAAAGGAGACAGCAATAGCTACGAACACAGCAATTTTTATGAGTGTTTGCATAATAACGAGATACTCTCTCGTGGAGATTGCTACCCTACAACTTCAGGGCTATCAGTTCCAGTCTTCTTCTGATTATTCATATACGCATTACGCAAAAAATAATAAGTAAAAGCTGGACTAGCAATGGTCAAAAACTGGTCTGAGTCTAGCGTAACTCTCCCAACATATACTTCATACAAAAATGCAACACACACTGTAAAAGTAAGAGCTAGAAAAACTATTTTAGACGCTGATTTGTTCATATTTCCCATAGCAACATTTTACCATTTAACAAAGAAAAGCAATAGCAAGTTATCCTAAAAAAGAAAAAGGTACTCGTGATTAGCGAGTACCTAGTACGGATATTTTAGTCCGTGGCGTAAGCGTTAGTCCACTGACATAGAGCTTCAAGTCGGATTGCTCCTGACATATCAGCTAGTCTTATGTGGGTTGCTAGATTTGACCACCTCCTTTCGGTTGATGTCTTCTTCAGTGTACTAGACCTTTCTGAAAAAGAAGATAGGATATCCACCTGCTGTACGGAATCTATCTACCCAACTTTTCATAGTGTAGTTATTTTCCCACGTTCCAGTAGCTGAAGAATTAGAGAGGATTTCTTCATTCTCTCCAACGATACCAGTATGACCGTTAGCTATCTTGCCAGTTTTACCCATACCTGTAGGGGATATGATGACATCTCCAGCCTGAAACTCAAGAACCTTAACGAATTGCTTAGACTTAGACAATTCTTCGTAAAGCAACTTTGTACTTACTGAGCCTATAATGCTATTTGGAAACGCTGACAAGATCACTTTAGAAACTGAGTCGGCACAACCGTACTCGTCAGGAGCTTCATCAAATGGAGAAGCGTCTGTACCTAGATACTGCAAAGCTGATAAATATAACTTAACTCTATTCACTTGGGTTTTTGATGATTGCATATTATAATTATATTATGATTACAGCACTTTTAGCAATACCAGCAATTTGCATACTGATACTTATTGGTTCTTTTGTGATTGACGTTTCTCTCGTTCTTCTTTCATTCTTTCAATCAGAGTAGCTGAACGAGTAGCTTTTGTCTTATCGTAAACCTGTCCTCCTAGATACTTAACAACACTACCAACCTTTGTAGTTTTTGCTGTATCAAGTCCTTTTTTAAGTTTACCGGAAGTCTTACCTAAAGCGTTTGTTACTTCTCCAATTACTCTAGGAGAAAAAGCTGGAAGCGAAGCAAGTACTGCTGGGTTAAACAAACTAGCACCAGCAAAACCTCCACCTATTATTTTAGAATAAGCAGATTCAGGAACTACTTTATTTGCACGAAAACCTGAAATCTTTTGACTTAGGTCAGATACTCCTTTCTTGTTAAGTTGTCCAAGTAGGTCAGACCTGAAAGTGTCGCTCTTGTTGTACCCTGTTAAAAGCTTAGTGATGATAGTTGAGTCTTTACTATTAAGGTTAAGCTCGTCTACAATTTCCTTGATCGCTTTAGAAGCTTGAGAGTACTCAGCATTTAACTTACCTATCTGAGGTACTTTTTCAGCAACGTAACTTCCTATGTTTTCAGAGAGACTGTCAATGTATCGGTTGTATCTAGCTTCTGCTGGCGAAAGATTAACTCCACCTTTTCTGAAGCCTGTAATTTCCTGTCTAAGCTTATTAAGTCCGAGAGGGGATATATTCTCCCAGTCATAAATCATATTGTGAACCTTTTTAATTGAGTTAGAGTCCATACTAAGACGTTCTGAAAAATCAAGGTCTCTACCTTTTGCATTTATACCTACACCTTTGAGTGTTTTAGTAGCTACATCTTTTAGTCCTTTAACTGTTAGATTAGTAGGGACTAACAATGTCTTACCAAGTTCGTTATCAAACTTTCTTACATAAAGCTGTCCGTTCTTGTTAGTGAAAACATCACTTTCAAGCTTTTCAAGAGCAGAATTATACTTTGTGCTTCTTTCATTTTTTAGATTTGATAGAAGTTCTTTAGCACTTCCAACTAAGTCTCTTTCACTGATACGTCCTCTCATTGCTTCTTCAGCACTCTTTGAACCTGCTTTAGCCGCATTGTAGATTTCTTCAATTCCAGTTTTTCCTATTCCACTTGTAGCTCCAACAATCATTTTACTTCCTGAGCCTAAAGCTTCTAAAGGTGCTCGCACTACCGAAGAAAGACCCTTGTCAGCTATGTACTTTCCGACAGGATTGCTTATTTTACTTGCTAGTCCTTTGTTTCCGATTACTACATTGAGTGGGTCAGTTACCTTTGCAACTTTACTGAGATTTGAAGCAACACTATCAGCGAGACTTGCTGTCTTTGCGAAACCTCCAAGCTTTGAAACTGTACCAAGCTTTGAGACAGCACCAGCTCCACCTGAAGCAACAGTAGCAAGGTCAGCCAAAACGCCTACAGGGTCTTTGTAGAGTGTGTTACCGATATTGTCCATTCCTCCGTAGCGTTCTTTGTACATTGAACCAAGACCACGAGCCATATCAGCTCCCTCTCCTTGTCCGTCAGTAACTCCTACCTTTGAAAGTGCAAGGTCTCCAGCTCCAACTGCAAGCTTTCCGAGAGATGTAACAGTGTCTACAGGGTGCATAACAACGTTAGCTAGTGAACCGATAAAGTCTCCACCGGAAGACAGTACGTTACGACCAAAACCACCGAGCGACTTCTGCTCAGGGCTAAAGCTTTCCATATCTTGATCGCTTATGAAATCAGGAGACGTTTTACCTCCTCCTTGCTCATAGCTATTCATTTCGTCATCTGAGATAAAGTCTTTGTCCATAGTGTTTTATTGTTTTTTCCAACCTCCCTGAACCTTTACATAGTTTACACCGTTAATAACTTTTGTCTGTGCTGTTGGTTGTCCGATTGTAACCTGTGGCAATTTTACTTGTGAGGTTAGTCTTTCAAGCCAACTAGCTTCCTTTGCAGGAGCAGGGGCAACGTAAGGGGTCTGAGGTGCAAGCGTTCCTGTGTTAAATATGTTCTCAGAAGCTCCTGTAGGGTTTACATAAGCATTGAGGGCGTTAGAAGATTTTGCTTTCATTCCCTCCTTGAGAGTTGAGAGTCTTTGCTTCAATTCTGCTGGAGAGTATTTTGTACTACCGAATAGACTAGCGTATTCTGCTTCTTCTTGAGTACCCCAAGCCGCTCCAGTAACAGAACTACGATAAGGCTGAATAGCTGAAGTGATGAGTGAGTTGAGCTGAGCTAGAGCAGGGTCATAGTCTTTACCAGCAAAGTTAGCCGCATACTGCTTAGCATTATTAAGAACTCCAGTCTCTACTCCTGAATCAAGAAGTGCAATAGCCTTGTCAATACTGTTGATTGCTATAGCCTGATTACCAAAGTCTAGGCGAACTTCTGACGGTTGATTTTTGAGAACCTGAGAAGCAACGAGGTTGATTTTATCTCCGTCATTTCTAGCACGAGAAAGCTGAGATTGGAACTGCTCCTGTCCAAACTTTGTAGGAATAATAGAGATAGTGTTTCCGATAACTGCTTCTAGATCACTTCCGTACTTTTTATTTTGTCCATTTGTTGTAAGTGCATTGAGTGTCTTATTAGAAAGAAGACCTCCTGAAGCAGTTTTTGCATAAAGCTTGTTGTATTCAAGCTTAGTCTTTTCTGCGTTATTCATTGCGTCCTTTGTGATAGTACTTGCAGACTTCTGCCAATCTGTAATTTCTTTGTTGATTTCTTTACGAGTATCTTCGTCAATCTTCATAAGTTCCTTTTGGATTTCAAACGAAGACTTTGAAAGGTCTGACTTAACTGTAGCAATTTTATTGAGTCTATCATTCTGAATCTTTGAAATAGCTTCAGTCTTAGCAGAAGAAAGAGCTGACTGAGCTGTAGAAAGTGCAGTTTTAGTCTGAGACTGTAGAGTGTCGTACTTAGCGTCAAGGCGAGCGATAGCAACAGGAGCTTCTCCTGAGGTTGTTAAAGCTCCGAGCTTTGCAAGCATACCGTTAAGGTAGTTTTTGTTAGTAGCACGACTTTCTTCAATTTCTGCAAGACGAATAGCACTTTCAGCTTCATTCTTCTTGTACTGGTTGTCAAAGTCTTGAAGCGTATCTTTCTCAACTGTTTTTGATGACTCCTCAAGAGCAACAAGCGAAGCTTCAGCTTCCTTACGGATTTTGTTGAAATATCCCTCATCTCCGAAGTAGAACTTCTTATATTCTTCAGGTACAGATTTAAGATACTCAATGTTACTTTTGAGTACTTCCGTCTGAGGAGACATAAGCTTATCTGTATTAGCGTCTCCACTTGTGATTTTGAACTCCTCCTTTGGAGGTTGTGGAAGTTTTGAGCGAAGCGTGTCTATATTACCTCCAGTTGTTCTGAATTGGTCTATAGTAGCCTTAAAAGCTGGGTCTTTGTTGTAGAGGTTATCAAACTCTCCTACGTCCTTGAATAAGCCAGTTAGACCGTTCATTGTGTTTTCTAGGAGAGAGTTAGCCTTAGATGATTTAGCTTCTTCAGGGTCAAACGGATAAGCTTTAATGTCCTTGAGTCCAATGTTATAAGCGTCAAGAAGTTTCTTACTAGAAGAACTAGCATTGAGAAAATCACTATTGTAAGCTCCTGAAGTGTTTTGAGAGACATTTTTCTGTAGTTCTGACTTCTTTGACTCAGCTTTTGCAAGAGCTTCAGCTCGTGTCATTCCTGCGAACTCGTTTTTGTTACCGATACCACCAAAACCGAAAGATGTAGAAATACCAGCACTTTCATCTCCTGACAATGTAGGTATTCTGTACGCTGGATCACTGTAGTAGTCTCCTACTTCTGACATAGGTACGCCGAAACCAAGCGACTCATTTACTTTAGTGCCTATCTCATTACTTGTCTTCTCATCTACATAACCTCCTTTATCGTCAAGAAATAGCCCTCTAGCTCCTCCTTGTAGTGGGTCGTTGTTAGTTATTGTATTTGTAGCTGGGGACGGTGTAGTACTCGTTTTTGGGACTGTAGGAGCTGAAGAAGTCCTGAGGAATGAAAGGAGAGAAGTGTTATCTGCTTCACTACCAGTGTAATCAACATTACCCTGCTGTCTAGCAAGTTCTCGCCTAGCGTTGTAAGAGCTATCTTTGCCCTGACTGTTTAGGTAATCTACGATTGAATAAGGATTTGTTGCCATAATTTTTATATTTTATCTTTCATATTTTGCCCCCTTTACTGTTATTTCAAACGAGTTATCATCTGTGTTGTGTGATGAGAATGAAAACTGTGCAGACTGAGAAGTCCCACTAGGCATATTTGCTGTTAAGTTTGTTGCACTAGATAAAGACCCTCCGTTTACTCTGTAGTAATAATCAATACTTGAAGTGCCATTTATCTTCATTAACAATTCAACATCATCACCAGAAGCAAGTGTTGTTAAAGCAGAAGAAGCATTTTCAGTTGTTCCGTCTGCTTGTGTTGCATACAACGAGATAACTCCACCAGACTTTATTATTTTGAACCCTGCGTGTCCTACTGTAAAAGTGTGTCCTGCAACTGCTACTGTTGGATTTCCAAGACCAAAATAAAGACCAAAAGCAGAGATATTAACAGTGGTCATTGTAATTCTTGTTGAAAAGAAAGGACTTCCTACATACAAAATAGAAGGCTTCCCTGTAAGTTCCCAAGTTAAGCCCAAAGAGCTTGCTGTGTATGTATATCCGTGATGAAACTTTGCTCCAGTTGTGTTATAAGTCATACTTGTTTGACCTCCACCACCAAGAATCGTTGAAGTAAATCTAGCGGCTGTCTCAAAACTTGTAGTAATTGCATTTTTTGGTAATATGTTTGCTATTGCTGGATTACTCCCAAGATTAGTTAAAGTTGAACCGTCTCCTGTTTTAGTAAGAATGTCGGTACGATAAACAGAAAGGTCATAGAAAGCAGTGATGTAAGCTTGTCCTGAAACATCATAGTCTCTTACAGTTGTCTGACCTACACGGTTGAGAACTTGAGCGATAACAACATCTCCTGTAGTAGGGGTAGGGACTGTAGGCGATACTGCTTCAACACCTTTGCGAATCTGTAGAGTGCTTGAGTTATCAAGTACAACTAAGTCATATCTATTCTTTGTAGAGTTTACTGTCCAAATGTTTCCAGCTCCTGCAAGTGTTTCAGTGATTGAAAATGTAGTAGTACTTGTATTTGTAACACGAATGAAAGCATTGAGAGAAAGGTCATCAGTTGCCGAAAGTTTCTGGATCGCTGTGAGGTTTGTACCAGTAACTGCAACTTGTGTAGCAGAAGTAACTGACGGATTGTTTAGGAAGCCAACAAGGTTAGCACGAGCAGTAGTAGCAGAAGCACCTATGAGAATGTTACCAGCACTTGCTCCGATTGTAGTAACGAAAGTAAGAACAGTTGCAACTCCGTCTACAGTAACTGTGATTGTTTCTCCGTTTGCTGGCTGTAGAGCTATAGCAAAATCTCCTCCTAGAGCTGGGTCTATGAAGTTTGGTGTGTTACCTCCTGCGTATGCAACAATTTTATCTATGAAAGTGAGAGCGATAGGAGCAACTTTAAGAGTCTTGTCAGGCGTGTCCTGCTCACGAATGTAAGTAGCTCTAGCTCTTGGCTTAGTTCCTTGATTGTGTGATACCTTAGCACCACCAGCAACAATTTCTGTAGCAGTTCCAATGAGTCCTGACATAACAGAATCAACGTAGTTTTTATTTGCTACATCACTGAAAATAACAGGGTCAGGAACAACAGAACCAGCTCCGTACTTGAGAGCCATTTCAGTTATCAAATCAGCCCAGTGTTCTGCTGTGATGTTCATTCTCACTGACTCTCCAATCTGGTGAGTCTGTGCTGTAGTTCCTCCGAGACCTCTATCGCCAACGGAAGCGATTGTAACGTAGTCTCCACTAGCGTCTGTTCCTGTTCCTGTATAACGAACTACCTCTCTGAGAGTAGAACTTGACGGACTTAATACTAAATACCCACTTGTAGGAGTAGGTTTTGTTGATACATAAAAATTGCCAGCTCCTGCACCCCAAGCTATGCTTACTGTTTTCTTATAAAAATCTTGTAATTGGTTTAAGGACATACTAGATAGAAATTATTTTGCTAACTGAGTAATAACGTCTTGGCTTTCTGAGAGCAGTTATCTCAAAGGCACAGATTGTGAAAGACTCACTGGCGATTGAACTTGCAAGTCCAAACTGAACAGTTGTACCTTTCTTCAATAGACTTATTCTTCGTTTAACAAAGTTTGCAGATGTTACATCTTCGCCGAAAGCGTCAGCTACGAGGTTTTCTCCTACAGGTATTTCTCCTAGAGAGTTCTCTTGACCCTCTGCGTCAGTTCCAACGAAAGCTGTTTTCGTTGCACTTGTACGCAAATCAAAGTTGTCAGTCCAAACATTGAAAGCGACTTGAGCTTGTAAGTTCTTGAACTTAATGTCAATGTATCTCCAAATATTTGTCTGGGAAAAATCTTTGTCTGAGTATTCCTTAAAGATTACATACGCTGAGATTGCTGTTGCAATGTCTAGGTATGTAGAGTTCCAGCGATACATCTTTGACTCATTACTTGAAGCAAAGTATACAACTCCGTCTCTTGAATCTATAGAACACACATTTGCCTTTTTCCTACTCTTAATTTTACACCACGCATTTTTATATAGCAAGTGAGAAACAAACATTGTGTCGTTATATGTGGACAACGGTACAGAGAGGTAAAGCTTGCGATTGTCATAGAACATTACAGTCTTACTTGCTTCAGTTGCACTGACAAGTTTAAGAGTCTCCTTGATGTCATTAGAGATAACTGAGGGGTCTACTCCGAGAACTCCTGTCTGCTGGTCTTTGAATCCAATAGCTCGCACTTCAAGCCCTGTGAAGAACCAAATGTCATTCTCTACCCAAGAGTAAGCTCTGAAGCCAATACAGCCATAGTTACGATTGAGCAATTCAAGCTTAGGCAAAAAAGCGGCGGCTACTTGGTCGTAAACGAACGTCATCTTCCATAGAGAATTGAGCTTGAGAATTACAAGCGAACCATAGTAGTTTACGCAACCTGTTACTTTGTCAGTTCCGAGAGGTTTAAGCACACTAGGAGCTGAAAAGGTCGTAGGGGTTGCAACGTCCGAATAGTAAACATTCAAAGGCTCTGCTGTTACACCTGAAACGAATACACGGTCTTCAAAGACTTCAAAAATGTTTCCTTTAGGATTAGAGCCATAAGCTGTGATGATACTACCGTCAAACTTACAGAAATCATTGACTGCGTTTCCGAAGTACAAATCATTGTTATATTCAACACTTCCAAAATATCCTCCAGCAGTAAAGACAGCTTCAGTAACTTTACTGATTGTTAGCCCTGAACTTGTAGCAGTAGTAACTCCAGTGTCTACAGTCATTGCAAGGTTTCCTCCAATAGTAGCAACTGTACAAGTTTCCGTTCCGATTATGATAGTGTCTCCGATTGCAAAATCAGCTACGAAAGTTGTACCAGTACCGACAATGTTTACAGTACCAACAGTAACTGCAACAGTTCCGGTCTTTGCTACGATCGCTGTACCTAGAGGATAGGCTCTGAGCTTCGTTAAATTGACATTGTAGACCTTAGTTCCACTCGCTACGAGGGAATATGTAGTACCGTCTTTCTTTTTGAATGTTTTGACCCAAGTAGGCTGTGCAGGAAAAGTAAAAGAACTAAGGAAGTCATCTATTCCATAGTCTTTTTGTAGAAAGCCCTCAGCACTAAGAGTCATATTGACAGGAACTTCTCTGTTACCGTCATCAACATCAAAGTAATCAGGCAAGTAGTCTACTTTTTGTGTGTATGTACTTGGTTTAATTGGCATATATTTTTACCACCTGTTAGGGTCATTACCTCCTGCACCATATCCACTGAAACCTAAGTCAGGCAACGGAGAGAGTAAAGCTCCAGCTTCCTGAGAACTTTCTTCTAACTGAGATACAGTCTGAGAAGCTCTTTCAAGTTCTGCTTCAAACTTATCAGTGAAGAACTTAGACAATTCAAAGTCCTGTGCGTCCTCAAAACAATCTGCAACGATACCGTAAACCATAGGTCTATGGAAAGCGTCATCTAGCTCAGTTGGAGGGTCTACAACAGGGTCTAGGGACATATCAGCAAGCTTCTTGTAGTACCAAGTGTAGATACTTCCTGTAGTAGTAGGAAATACTAAAATGTTACCCTCTGACTCACATATCATCTGAGGATAAACACCAGCTTGAAAGTCCTCAATGTTTACTAACTTGAACTCGTTACCAGTGTTAGGAGTCTGACTATCTGAAGAATAGTAGTGTCCATTCCAATCAGTAGGACGAGTTACTGAACCTGATGAAAAAGAGAGACTTGATCGCTTTATAATTCTCTTGCCTAAGTACCTCTTAGCAATTTCGTCCTTACGCATATTTGCATAAAGAAGCAGGGTAGCATTATCAAAAATCTCCTCAGTGTTTTCTAGGATTTTTCTACGAGCCAGTGCTAAGATTTGTACTATAGTCATAGTTAATTTTTTTCTAGTTTACCTCTTATAAAAGAAAGGTCTTTTGCGATATTTACGAGAACATCATCTACGTCTCTACCTCTTGTTTCAAGAACAAGTATGCGAGCTTCTTGGTACTTGATTTCATTTGTGATATTAGTCCACCCTACAACGAGTGTTCCAATGAATAACACAATGAACCAAAACTCTTTTAGGTACTCCATAGTCTTTGCGAATGATTTATTTTGTTTAAGCTCCTCCATACGTTTTTATTATACTACAAACTTAATGATAATTATTAACAAGCTAGTCAATGTATGTGAATATGTTACCTCCACCACCGACAAGCTCCCCTGTAAACTCTACTCCTCCTGCACCATACTGAACACCAAGAGCAACGTCAGCTTCTGCTGGTTGCTCAAGGTTTCCTGTGTAGTCTGCTCCAGTTGGTCCGTATGTTACACCATTGTCTACGTCTCCCTCTGGTGGGAATACAGCACCTCCTCCAGCTCCCTCAGGAATCTTGAACATATTAAGTCTCCTTGATACGATCGCTGAAACAACTCCAACGTTACCTCGTGCAACTTGGAATGTCATTGTCTTTCCTACTGGTGCGAGAATAGAAGTTAGAGCCATAGTGTTTTATTTATCCTTGAGTTAGATAAGCCTGAACTTTGATATTGTCTGCAAGTGATGTAGGCGTGTAGCGAATCCACGTTGTTGCGTTTGCTCTGTCTGTAGTGTTGTAAGCTGTCCAAGTAGTTCCGTCAGTTGTCTTTTCAAATGTTCCTAGAGTAGGTGTTGCTGTGTCATCAGTGAGAAGAAGACCTCCTGTGTCTGCGTCATACAAGCGTACAGTGAGTGTCGGTACAGTTGCTCCGAAAGCTGTGTTGAACCACCAAGCAAAAATCTTACTTGCGAGTGATGACTTACCTACATCTATTGAGTAATGACTATCTGTTGTATTGTCTTCGTAAGCTAGGTTGATACCAAGAACACGAGCAGGAACACAAGACTCGCCTATTGTTCTAAACTCTATAGCAAACTGGATAGAAGAAGCTCCAGCGAATCCTGAGAGGTCGTTTGTTTCGTCAATCAAAGTCCACCCTGTTGTAGCGTCTGTAGTGATATTTGCTGTACGAGCATATATTCTGAAAGCTTCTGCTGTTTTACCTAACTGTGTATCTCCAAAGTATCTAACTTGATTAACGAATACTCGGTAATACTTGAGAGCGTTTGTTGTAGTTATCTCTGGAGAAATGAGACGACCACTTGAAACTAAAGCATAGTCCCAATCAGCACCAAAAGCCATAACATAGATATGGTTAGTTGAAGCTACTGTACCTTGCTTAACTGCGAAGATACGATTAGCTCCTGCGTCTGTATAAGAAAATACTGTGGACTGATTAGAGAGGATTGTAGGAGCGTCGCTGTCTTTCAATGATTGCTCAAGATACTTGTAGTCTCGTCCGAACATCTTTTGAAATTGAGCACCTGAAGCAACATACTGCGTAACGTATGAGAAGACACCTCCAGCGTGAGTAGTACCTACAATGAAAGCGTCAATACTTGGCATATATTCAACTGTGTTGAGTACTGAAGTGAGTGCGTATGTACTTGTACCACCACAAGGAACTTCTGCAATAACGTCTGATTGCCAAGCTACGTTACCGGAAGTGATGTTAGCAACTGCTGAACGATAAAGACGGGTTGTCGTAACGAAGTACAAAGACTTTACTCCACTACCTAGTCCGTGTCCTGCTGTGGCGATACATAGGTTAGCATTTTGTGAACCTGTACCAGTAACTGCTTGGTTTCCTGTTGTAAGTGTCCACGCTGAGACTGAAGCACCTGAAGCTACAGTTAGAGCGGCTCGCAAGTTATATTTATACACTTTGTAGTTACCAGCAGAAACAAGGTCAATAACATAAGTAATGAGGCTTGTAGGTGTAGCTGTATCAAACTCACAAGCATTTCCAGCCGCTACTATGTTTGTTTGGACAGCCGCGTCTTTTAGCCAGTACATTGCTTTTTGGTCATCAACAGTAGTAGCAAGAGCAATAGTTGTTCCTGTAGGTGTAAAGTCTTCTATTGAGATACCTTTTCCGTAGTGAATACCTCCGTTTGTAGTTGTTGCGTTAGTTGCTGTATAGATAGGACGAAACTCTTGAATAACATACGCTGAACCAGCTCCGATTGTTCCTGCTGATACGTTAAGAGTTGCTCCTGTGTCAGAACCTTTTGCTGTGATTCTGTACCAAGTAGTAATTTGTGCAGGGTCAGTTGAACCGAAACCAATTCTCGCTCCGATAGCAACTCTATTAGTGTTAAAGAATGTTCCTACTCCTGTAACTGCTGTCCCTGCAACTGATACTGTTCCTGTACTTTCATTCTTAACGTCAATCTTAAAATCACGCACTGTATGAGCTGTAGCTGTTGCGAGTGTCATTGTAATAAAACCTTTCCAACTTCTTGCCCCTGTCTTTCTGTTGAGTTCCCAAAGAGCAACACGACGAGTAGCAACTGCTGTCGTTAGGTTTTCAACTCCGAATATATAACAAATAGTAGAAGAAAGATTGTAAGCAGAAATATGAGTAACTGCAAAAGCTGTACTTTCTTCCATAGGACGAATAGCTTGAAAGTCTGGTGCTACATACTTGTCTACTGCTGTTGCTCCAGCATTATAAATAAGACCTTTTCCTAAGTTCCATTTTGTGTAGTCATAAGCACTCTCACTGAGATAGTTGAGAGTTGCTGGAGTCGTTACGAGCTGTTCTATGGATTGTCTTGACATATTGTTATTGTACTAAGTTATTTCTTGATAATCAACATTGATAGTAACAGTACCAGTGCCAACCTGTGTAAGTTTTAGAGCTTCGTTAGTTGCTCCAAGATGATAGTTAGGGTGCATATTGTTACCATACAAACCTCCTCCTTTTGGATTGCTGAACTTTTCATATACTGCTCCAGCTCCAAAACTGAAGCCTACTGAAGTCATATCTGCTGAGAGTGTGAACTTAATAGCAAAAATCTTCAGTTTCTTTCCTGAAGTTGGTGTGAGAATATTTCCTGTAGCTGTGAGGTCAATCGTTGCTTTGAGTATTTCTATATGAGTCTCGTCTATGAGTGTCTGCAACTTTGTTTCTACAGTATCAAGTGAATCTTTTATCAAGATCGCTGTTGCTTCAGTTGCAAGACCTGTAGTGTTTGAGTTTATTGCTTCAACTTCTACAAGCACTGACTGAAGTGTCTCCTGCGTTGCTGGGTTGATACGAACATCTGAAGCATTTTTGATACCTACATTTTCAACACCTCCTCCAGTAGAACTTGCTGACGGTGCTCCTCCGTATGCAATAACTTTGTTAGGGTCTACAGGGCGTCCCTCGTGGTCAAGGTGCTTGATATAAATAGGGTCTTCAATCGTCCCACGACTAAGCATTTTATTGAACCCCTCTTTTACGAGTGCAAACATCTTATTGAAAGGCTCTGTGAGTGGCTTAAAGTCCACTGGAGGGAACGTTATCGGTGGGAATGGTGGAATAGTTACCTTGAACGAATCAAGAGCCTTTTTGAGCGATTTTGTGGCTTCTGATACTTCTTTAGTGCTATCTTTTGTAGATTTTGAGAGAACAGTAACAGCTTTTGTAGTTTCTTCTATCGTCTTACGAGTAAAATTAGCTTCAGCTTCAATAGATTTTATTAAAGGAGTGAAGTCTACTTTCTCAAGTTCATCTTCTTTCTTATCAGGTTTATCTAACGACTTGATGAGATTTCTTGTAGCGATTGACTCATCTGCAATAGTTTCAATGAGCTTTTCGTTTTGTTTTTCTGATATTTCTTTGGACTCAGAAAACACACTTAACAGCTTTGCTCCGAGGTCTCTTAGATAGTTGAGTAGTTCGTTTTCCATAACTGTATCTTACCCCTATAAAGGGGTAAAGACAATCATTGAAGATTAAGCAAACGTTGCACGGAGGATAGCTCCTCTTGGTCGTGTTCCGTCAAATGCCTTGCGTCCCCATACAAGAAGACCTTTACAGGTATTCACGAATGAGTTAGGGTCATTTTCTGAAGGTACAACGGAAATCTTCATAATTGCAAGTGCAAATGAAAGGAATCCCTTGTCTCCAGCAGGAATGAAGTAACCAGTACTGTTGTCTCCAGCAACGAGTTCAGACTGATAAACTTCAAAGCCAGCAACCATACCAAGCTTAGCTGAGATAACTACACTTTCGTAAGCAGTAGTTACAGCAGGGATAAACTCAGGCATTTGGCGAGCAACTGACTTAGCTCGTCCGTTTAGCACAATCCAGCGTCCGTCCTGTGGACAAAGACTGGTGTCAAGAACCTGTCCAAGAGTACATAGGTACTGATAGAAGTTTGACTTTGTGATTGCGAGAGCTGAAGCCGCTTTGATAGTGTACGCTGTACCACCACCAATAGCACCACCTGTGTAACTTGGACTTGAGAAAGTTCCTTGATCACAGATTACAATCGCTGTCGTTGATGAGAACGAAGCAACTGTGTAGTACTTTGTATGACCAGTAGCCTTGAAAGGCATACCAACCATAGCACTTGTAAAGGTTGTACCAACACCAGTAACTGCACCAGTAGTTACAGTAACTGTAACTGTACCAGTAGAGTAGTCTGTTCCGACATAGTTGTCTCCGAGAGCTTCACGAGACATATATGTAAAGATGTCAGTATCAATCTTCTTTGCCATTTGGCGTCTTCCATTATCTGAATGACGGTCAATGGTCTTAATATCGTTCTGCATTTTGTCAATGTCATCAACGATAAACTTGAAGTAGAATTGCTGGTCTATTACAAGTTCCTCAGAAACAGGAGTAAGGTCTTGTGCAACAAGAGTCATACCCTTTGTGTAAGTAGACAATGTAATGTCTTGCTCAGTACGAACGACAACACGGTCTCCTGAGTCTTTGATTTCTCCCTCGTAGTCGGTGTTAGCGATTTTAGAGTAGAGAGTTTCATTCCAAAGCTTAGCGATAAGCTTTAGGGAATACTTCTTTGGCGTAAAAGCCGCTAAATTGTTAGCCATATAGGTTAAGTTGTTTAGTTAAAGGCACTTAATAGTGTGCCAGTTACCAAAACTATTCCTTGAGTTTAGCCATATCCTCATTAAAGAGCTTCTGAACTTCAGGTTTAGCAAACTCTTGAGGATTTTCCTGTGCAATTCTTTCCCAGTACTCAATGGAGCGAGCTGGCGAGACTTTCTTGTCTCCTCCTTGCCCTCCGAGCATATCAACTCTGTCGTGCTTAGGTTTTTCTCCTGCTACGATTTCGTCTCTATGTTCAAATAGAACTCCACCAGCGATAGGCTTTAGAACTGCATAAACGTCCTGAGGGATTGCTAGAGGGTCTGTGAAATATCGTGAGATGATTTCTTCCTTGTACTTCATTACAGGTTCATAACCGTCTTCCTGACTTAGCTTTGTGAAAGCTTGGTCTAGGCGATTAAGGTTACTTCCCTCTATTGAGCCTACAAAGGCTGGATCACTAGCAATTCTCTTAAAGGCGTTTTCTTCGGCAATCTTGCCCATTCGTTCAAGAACGGTGAGCTGTGCCTTATCAGTAATGCCTAAGCTTTTGAAAGCTTCTTGGTAATCTGACGAGTTTGAGGTATCTGGTTTCTGTGGTTCTACTATGCCTTTCTGACGTAGTATCTCCATTTCTGCTTCAGTCTTGTTCCTGTAGTCGTGGTGTCCACGAGTAGAAGCTTTAGACTTTTCCTCCCAGTAAATAGCTTTCTGTTCAGGTGTCATTGACTCTAGGTCAAATGCTCCTGTGTCCAGTTTAGGCAAGCTATTAAGCCTTTCTTTGCTGTCTTGAGGGGTAAACTTTAGTTCTTCCTCAGTAAAGCGATTTGGGTCTGACATAGTGTGTCGTTTGTTTCTCGTTCTTGCTGTGCAAGTTTTGAGAAGTTAGTTTGTAAGGTTTTAAGGTTTGCTTTTCAGCGTCTATACCTTGAGTGAAAGTACTAAGCAGTAGCCTTTTCAATGAGAGCAATGAGGTCTGCTTTCTTTTCGTTACCAGCTAGAGTAACTCCGAGTTCAGTTGCTTTCGCAATAAGAGCTTCGTTAGTCATCTTTGCTAGTGGAACTTCAGCAGTCGCTCCAGCGATTTCTGCTTCAATCTCAGCGTAGTCCATACCTGTAATGAGAACGAGCTGTTCATCAGTTAGGTAGTCTCGACGAGACTTAGCGAACGCCTTATCTTCTTCATCAGCTTGACCTTTAGAAGCTCTTTCTGAAATAAGACCGAAAGCCTTGTTGAGTTCCTTGTCAGCTTCTGCACGAGGAGACTTATCCTCAGGATTGAGGTTTAATTCAATCACATATCTTTTTGACATATAGGGGTTTCAATTAGTGAACTTAGTAATAGCCTAACGTCCTGTGAGTGAGTTAATTTCTTGCTCTACTCGCCTGACATCTTGCTTAGGACTTTCAACCGTCCTTACTATAAATCTTACTACACTTAACTGAGCTAGTAAATAGCTTTTTTGTTTATCATTCAATGATGAGTCTTCAAGTTGTGTGAGTATTTTTTCCTGAAAAGTTTTAATTTCTCCAATAACATCTTCTTGAGTTATTTTCTTTCCGTGAAGAACATTCTCCCACTGTTTGAACGTCTCTTTTTCTGGCTCGTTGAGGTCATTAAATGACGATAGACCTAGATTTGACAATGCTTTTTGTAGTAAAGGGTGCATACGATTATTGTGTTACTTGTGGGGCAATTTGACGACTTTTGCCGGTTGCTAATTCAAACGCTTTACCATACATTTCAGGGTCAAGACCTGACGGAATCATTCCATCAGGTGTTACTGTTGGGTCTACTGGTGCTACCTCTTGAGTTGGGGATAACTTCGCTTCTTCTGCTTTCATAACTGCGTCTATGTCTTCAGGACTCCAGCCTACGAGTTGCAACATTTGCTCCTTAACAATGTTCTGAGCTACAGGGTTGTCTTCAAACGCTTGCTTAACGAATAAA